TCCAAGGAATCGTGGCTGATAAGCCAAGTAAAATTCGTGGTGACCGTACCGACCTTTTACTATATGAAGAGGCCGGTTCTTGGCCTGAGCTGACTAAAGCATTTACACAAGCAGATGCTCTTGTTGGCACACCAGGACACCAGTGGGGAATACGAATCCTTGGAGGAACCGGCGGTGATACAGGTCCTGCTCTTGAAGGACTTAGAAAGATGTACTATAAACCTCACATTTATGGTATTCTTCCTTACCGCCACAGATTTACCCCTGATGGTTCGCAGGTAATGACTGCTTACTTTATGCCTTGTTTTAAAGTTCTAAAGTATCGTGGGTACACTGACCATAGAGGTTGGACTGACCCAGTTAGAGCTAGAGCTTTTTATGAAGAGAAGCGTAACCTTAAAGCTGAGGACCCAAAGGAATTAATTACATACTCTGCTGAGTATTGTTTTAATGCTGAAGAGGCATTCTCTTTGGAAGGTGATAATAAGTTCAATAAAGTAATCATAGCAGAGCAACTTGCGGCTATTAGATTACATAATCAAGCTCCTCGCATTGAGGACGGTATGATAAATTATACATACAAAGCAAGTGCACACACGAAAGAGAACATAAATGGTTTTCTTTGGAAACCAGAAATTGCTGGAAAGGTACATATCTTAGAACATCCTGTGTGGTCAGACTTGTATAAGGCTCAGCATCCGGATGAAGCTAACGATTATTCTGAAATGAATAATTTGTATATAGCCGGAATCGACTCAATTGATATTGGACAAGGAGATACATCTGTTAATACAGATAATCCTTCTAAGTTCTGTATTTGTATTAAGAAGAGAGCCTTCGGATTACAAGAACCACAATATGTGGCCTATTACAAAGATAGACCAGATGATATCCGAGAAGCATACAAAATTGCTATGTGCCTTGCAATGTATTATAAGGCAATAATAAACATAGAAGCAACGCGTGTATCTATGCTTACTTGGGCGAAAGAAAAAGGATTTTATCAATACTTTATGGCTCGCCCGAAAGCTACTTATCCTGACATTAACAAGATAGGTAAGAGAACTGTTGGAACTCCAGCAACTCCTGCTATTATCGACCACCAAACCGATAAGATTCGTGACTACATAAATGATAGTGGTCATATGATTTGGTTTGAAGAAATGTTGGATGAGTTAAATAGATATACAGACGAAAACAAAACACACTTTGATATTGTTGCTGCTATGGGTATGGCGGAGTTAGCTGATGAAGAATTGGGTAATATAACTCCAGTAAAAGTTTATAAAGAAGAACCTGTGACTGCTAAGGTGGGATATTATACTGACGAACGTGGATATAAACGTTGGGGTATTATCCCTAGTACGCAGCAATATAACATACAAATAACCAATGAATTCGTTGAACGAGGTCCACGATCCAGCGACCCTAGAACTTGGGGAGGTTGAGTATAGAATAAGATATATCATAAATACATTATACGACTGCTGTTTTATTGGGCCCATTGTAGTTATTCCCTTAAAACCTTATGGCTACCAAATAAAATTAGGGCTGCCGTCAATAGAGAGACCGTTCTCATTAGCTGCTGAACTTCCAGACAAGGTTTTCTTTGAATGGATTGCAGAACAGTTAAGAATTGCGAGTCTTCATACTGTTAAGCATTATGCTTTGCAGCTACATCATATTGACATTTTTCCTTTTGGTGGAAGGCCTAATGTATTTAAAATCAACATGCCTAGGCTTATGGGAGGAGTTAACGCCAAATCGGTAGCTCAAACCATACCACCATACATAAAGCAAGAAACTCAAGGAAATCGCCCTAAGCCGTCGGCACCAATCGTTATTCATAATGGCGGTAAACCAAGTGACGGAACTACCAATGAACCTGATTGGTATGGAACTGAAGAAGAGTATTCACACCTCACCTCTATAAACCCAAACATAAATTATTATATCTATGAAGAAGTTAGTGAAGGTGATGAATAAAAACATCGCCTACGATATAACAGAAGAGGTCAGTAAAGAGGTAAAAGAAGTAAAAGTAACTATGCCGACAAAGGTGTCTCAGCTTTTAAATGATGCTGGGTACATTACTGAGTCAGAAGATGACGATGAACCTATAAGTTCTACAGAAATAACCACAATACTAAATTTAATGCTTAACTAATATGGCAAATTACTTAGACTCTGCGGGATTGACTCTGGTACTTAATGCAATTAATCAAAAGTTCTCTAATTACATTTTATCTGGAGGGCTAAAAACTATAAACAATTCAAGTATTGAGGGTACAGGAAACCTTACAGTCGTTACAGCTGAGACTGATCCTGTATTCGTAGCTAGTCCTGCACACGGAATTACCGCTGCTAATATACAAGCTTGGAACAATGCCGCAGCTAACGCAGCATCTCAGATTACAGCTGCACAAATTGAATCTTGGGATGCTAAACTAAGTGTTGAGTCCGACCCAATCTTTGTTGCATCAGCAGCATACGGAATTACAGCTGAAGATATTACAAACTGGAACAATAAAACTAACAATATTGGTACAATTACTGGAATTAAGACAACTGCCGGAAGTCACTCAGTAGTCAATGCTTCTTCTGGACTTGTTGAGTTTAACGTTCCTACTAAAACATCACACCTGACGAATGATAGTGGATTTATTACTGGCTATACAGAAACTGATCCTATCTTCGTGGCTTCTGCTGCTTATGGTATTACTGCAAGTGATATCACTAATTGGAATAATAAAACCAGTAATATTGGTACACTTACAAAGTTTACCACAACCGCAGGAAAGCATACAGTAGTGGATATCTCAAGTGGAGCTGTTGCTCTTAATATCCCTACAAAAACATCACATCTTACTAATGATTCTGGCTTTATTACTAGTGCAGCTGTACCTACAAAGATTTCTGAACTAACAAATGATAGCGGATTTATTAGTAGCTACACTGAAACTGACCCAATTTTCAGTGCATCTCCTGCTGCTGGAATTACTTCTGCAAATATTAACAGTTGGACTACAGCAGCTACTAATTCTCATACACACAGTAATGCTAGTGTGCTTAATGGAATTACTTCTGCTAAGGTATCTGCTTGGGATGCAAAGCTAGACGCATCTGCACTTACTGGATACGCTACAGAGTCATATGTAGCAACTGAAATTGGTAAGATGTCTCACATTGAATTTAAAATTGTCGATAGTATATCAGATGTAAGCGAAGTTGGGTATATTTACTTGATTGCTGACGCAACAGCTTCTACCAATGATGTTTACACTGAATATGCATATATCGGAGGAAATCCAGAAGTCATTGGAAGCACTAAGGTAGATATTGGAGCTATTAGTTCTACAGACATTAATACTATCTTAGTTGCTACTGGGTTCTCTACCGGTTCTTAATTTAAATGATATATGGCAGATTTTTTAAATAGCACAGGCTTAACACAAGTTTTACAAGCAGTCAAGAGGGCGGTTCCTACAACTTTGGCCGCCCTTTCTGACGATGCTACCCATAGATTAGTGACCGATACTGAAAAATCTGCATGGAATAATAAAGTCTCTAACGTTCAAGCAGATTGGAATGCAACAACTGGATTAGGAGTTATTTTAAACAAACCTACTATACCAGCTGCTGTAACTGAGTCTACTGTTTCTGGCTGGGGATTTACAAAGAATACTGGAACTTATTCGAAGCCTTCAGGTGGTATACCTGCAACAGATTTAGCGTCTGCTGTACAAATATCATTAGGTAAAGCAGATACTGCTGTTCAACCTGATAAAGTTGTTGTTATTGAAAGTCAAAACTTACAAACAAATAACTTAGATAATATTGACCCACAAGAATTTTCACTTCCAATATATTGCACCTACTCATACTTGGAAAACTTAATATCTGAGGGATATAGGCCAGTTATTAGAATCCCGATAGATAATGGGATATATTCTTATGATTTTGTGTATACTTCTTATGAATCAAGTGCATCTTTGTATTTTCAATGTTTGGAGTATGGAAAAGTATATCAAATTACCTTTGATAGTGACGATTCTATAAGTTATGATTCTTGGAACTATATAGTTACGGAGACAGACCCAGTATTCTCGGCATCTGCTGCGGCTGGAATCACCTCTTCTAATATATCTACTTGGAATGGAAAACAAGATGCTATATCAGATTTGTCAACTATAAGAAGCAATGCTTCTGCTGGTGCTGCTAAGGTATCGGCCAATAATTCAACAATCACTATTCAGAAAGGTGGTACAAATGTTGATACATTCACAACAAATGCTGCAAGTAATAAGACAATCAATATTCCTAATGAGTTGCCATCATATTCATCAGCTGATTCTGGCAAGGTCCTTTCAGTTAACTCGTCAGGACAACTTGTTTGGATAACGCCTGTAAGCATTTACACAGGCAGTGGAGATCCAAGCAATTCAATGGGAAATGATGGAGACATCTATTTACAATCATAATGTAGTTTAAAGTATGGCTCAACAAGTTAACGAAACAAGAACAGTAACATTTGTACCTGTATCATATGATTCTGTTAATTCACAAGTAGCAGGAACTGATAGTAGTAATCCTACAAGTAATGGGTGTACTGAAGCTACAAGTACAACTCGTGCAGCATTTACATCAAATACTACAGCTAACTCAACAACAAGGATTTATTATAATTTTGATTGTAGTTCTATACCAGTAAATGCAACTATAAATTCAATATCTTGTACATTTAAAGCTGTTGCATCAAGTAGGTATTTTAATACAAGAGTAGGACAATTATGTACAGGAACAACTGTAAAGGGTTCTGGAACAACAATTACTAATACTTCAATTCAAAATACAGTTAATGTTCAAACAATATCTAATACAGGGACTTGGACAAGAGCTGAATTAGATAATATAAAGATAATGATAAATTGTGTTCGTGGAAGTTCTACAAACCAATTTAATATATCATTTTATGGAGCAACATTAAGTATTGAATATACAATCCAAGGCACACAATATGATATTACATCAACACTTGCAACTAATAATGTTGACAGTATAGATCCTTCAGGATTGACACAATTAATGGGTGGTAATGATTATGAATTGGCAATCTACACAGACAATATTAATGATATAATTGTTGAAGATAATGGAGTGGATGTAACAGACCAACTTGTATTGACACATCCGACTGGAGGTTCATCAACAGATACATTCATACCGTCATCTTTTGACTATACGAATTCTATCTATGATACTACATCAGGTACAAATGGTGTTTATGATACTAATTATATAGATAATGGTCTAACTAATCATAGTTCTTCGACAAGAGCAGCAATATATGCAGTCCAGGGAAGTAATGCTGATACATATATATACTATAATTTTGATTGTAGCTCAATTCCAAGAAATGCAACAATAACATCTGTTTCTTGCCAAGTTAAAGCAGGAAACCAAGGAACATCTTATTATAGTTCAAATTACAGACAAGTTCAGCTATGCAGTGGAACTACAACAAAAGGAACTTCACAAAATATAACTGGATCTAATACATCTCCAACAACTGTAACTGTTGATGGAGGTTCTTCATGGACAAGAGCAGAATTAAATGATATTAAAATAAGATACTGGGTAAGAAGGGGAACAAGTAACACAACAACCGGTTCAACACTATCATTTTATGGTGCAACACTTTCTGTAACTTATACTGTTCCTGCAGAAGATTACTATGTATATATACTCTCAAATGTCTCTGCAGACCATACTATTATAATTTCAGATTCAATAATTGAAATACCTGAGGAAGACCCGCAGTATGATTACTATCCAATAACAATATCAAGTATCAATGCTACAACCAATCCTGGAAGAGGAACAACTCGTGTTGTTGAAGGAACTAATCAAACTATAACAATATATCCAACAGACCCAGTAGTGACATTGGTCACAGATAATGGAGTTGATATAACAAGTCAGTTAGTATCGCACGGTGGAACTATATCAACACCAACAGTATCAACTCCAGCAGCTGCTGATTATCAATTTACTTTAAATAGTAATACTGGATATTATGTTTCTCAAAACGCTGGAGTAAACAGATCTGCTGCATTGTGTAGAGTAAATTTTAATTTTCCTGTACGATGTTTAGTTACAATAGACTTTATTAACTACGCAGAAGCTAGGTATGACTTTGGTGTATTTGGAAGTTTGGATGTGGCTTTAAGTGGAGATTATTACGAGGCTGGTTCAAGTGGCGCTACAATAACTGATGTCACTTATAAGTTAGCATGTAATACTACAACATATAATAAATCTACTGTTCAGACAATAACATATGAAGTTCCGGCAGGAGAACATTATATTGATATCAAATATTCAAAAGATGATGCATCAGAAGCAAACAATGATACTCTTCAGTGGAAAATATCAAATATAGAACCACTTGAAGCAAACAACTATTACACATACACTATATCAAATATTCAAGAAGAGCACTCATTGATATTCATCTTTGGTGATGTAACATATTATTTTGTAAACTCAAATGGAACCGGAGCTAAGTTGTTTCCTTCAGGTTCTATGGTACAATTGCCAGGAGATTCTTATAGTTTAACAATTGTTCCTGACGACTATTCCTACGAAGTTAGTGTAACGGATAATAATGTTAATGTTACTCAGCGGGTACAGAGAAAGGAAGAAGAATTAACTAAAGATGGTAATACTTATACTGTAGTTAACTACATATATAAAATTACTAATATACAAGCAACCCATACAATAGTAGTACAGTGTTCATCAAGTGTGCAACTATATATTAAAATAAATAATAGTTGGGTGCGAGCTAAGAAAATTTATAAGAAGGTTTCTAATACTTGGCAAGAAGTTAGCATTGAAGACTTAAATACTCAATCAATATATATAGCTAAATAATATATGACTCGAACTAAAACAGACGACGAGTTAATGCAGAAAACTGATATAGCCATTGCAGAGTTGGTCTATGATAAGGTTGAATTGCAGAAAGCATACAATTACTATAACTGTAAAAGAGATGCAGAACAGTTCAGATATCTAGAAGAAAACTTTGGTATTGGCAATCCTACATCTGTAGAATTTACTCCATTAATTCGAAAGCACGTCGATGCTTTAATTGGCGAATATCTTGGAACTCCTATTCTTCCAAAGATATCATGTAAAGATACTCGCACTATTAGTGCTATGACACGAGAAAAGGAATTACACATATCAAGGGAAGTCTATAAAGCACTGCAAAAGAACTTAAAGAACAAGCTGCTAGACTTTATGGAAACTGGAGACGAAGGCAAATTGGTCGATCCATTTATTCACCAACAGCTGGATACTTTAGTCGAAGACTTGAATAATAACTTTATCTCACAATATGAAATAGCCGCCCAGAACGTTCTGCAATATATTATGCAAAACAGGAAGACGGACTTTAAAACAAAGCTGTGGACACTGTTAAAAGACCTTCTGGTTACTGGTTATACTTTCTACCAGACAGTGCCAACAGCAGAAGGAAACAATGTTACAATTGATGTACTTGATCCTTTGAATACATTTATTGATAAGAATCCAAATTCTCCATACGTAAAAGATTCTTATCGTGTCGTTGTTCGTAAGTGGATGACTAAGGCACAAATTCTTAATAAGTATGGAAGAGAGATGTCTAAAGAAGACGTCGAAAAGCTGAAAGAGGAGTGGAAAGAGGCTCTTGACTATTCGTCTAAATATATTAGACTAATGCACACGTCTCACGCTTGTGGTTCTTTAGGAATTATTGGCGACCATGAGGCTGTTGTGGAACCAGG